AATTTTCAAGAAGCTAAAGCAATATTATTATTAGATGCTCCTTTTAGACCTCATAGTTATATTCAAACTATGCATAGAACACAAAGAAGAGATAATATTAAAGATGATGCATTTATATATCAATTAAAAATAACTGATGATGATATATTATATCATGATGATTTAATATTAGAAAAACATATGATAGAAGTTGAACAAATAATGAAAGATCTTGAAAATTAATCAAGATCTTTCATTTATTATACCCATGAGTCTAATGCTCCTAGACTACTAGTAGATGTCATACTATTAATAACATCTTTAGCTTTACCCCATGCATCAGTTGAACTATCAGCTATTGATTTTGATGCAGAATTTACATTATTTTTTAAATCTCCATCATAAGCTCCATTAGAACCTGTTGTGTCCCATAATGATGTAGGTAATCCTTTACCTGTACCTGAAAGCAAACTTGAAGCAGCAGCAGCACTCGAAATTGCTCCAAGTGCACTAGGATTAGCTAATGAAGATAGCGAAGTTGAAGCAGCACTCGAACCACCTAATCCACCACTAATTTTACCAAGCGCAGTTGATTCTGAAAATCCTAAATTTTTCACCCCATCTACAGCATCTTTAATTTCAGTAGGAACCATATCAGTTGCAAAATCACAAAATGAACCTAAAGCACTAGGTATTGGTGGCAATTCCCAATTAAAATTTGGACAGATGCTACCTAAGAATGCTGCTAAACATGCAATTGCTGAATCCATACTTGGCCATCCATCAGAAAATAAAAATGTTCCACCTGTGATTGATTCAGCATACGTAGAAAATACACCTGATGCAGCTTCTTTAATTGAAAAATTACTTATATTTTCCATATCCATAAATGTTCCACCCGGTAATTGTATCATATTACATAGCATAATTGTACCTTTTTTACATATTGTTTAACTATTAATAAAAAAGGATAATACATGTTTTTCGTATTCGGTATCGAAGTAAAAGATGGAGATGATAATAAGTTAGTTCCAATAACAAAAGAAATATTTCATCCTAATATTCAAATACTATCTCAAAAATTAATGAGATATCTTTACCCTAATGCAACAGCAAATTTTATGAAAGAGCTGTTAGATAATCAATCAATATCACCTATTAAAATATATCCAACATTATATATGGATGATACTTCAAGTAATACAAATATTGATCCATTAATTCAATATTTAGAATTTACAGGTGTAGCTAAAACATCAAAAGATATCACAAGTAGTAATTTATTTGTGCAACAAATGGAAAATGAAATTACTAATATAATTGATACTGGGTGGAAAGGAATTGTTAAGAAGAATTATCAATTCGGTAATAATATTAAAAATAGAAATATAAAAATAAATAGCAATCAAAGTAAAAAGGTGTTAGTCACAATGGTAAGCTTAAAACATGCAATGGATAAAAATATGTATGTTACTATAAGTAATGAATCAAATGAAAATAATAGCACAGTATATGATATATTAATGCAAAATTCAATATTCTTTGATAAAATCAATTTAGATAAAGTAAAAATATTATATAAAATTAAATTTGGATACCTTGATTTAGAAACAAATGAATTTGAATCTATTGTTAATTTTACTCCACGAGAATTAGATATAAACATGAAAAATAAAGCGCAAGTTAGGTTACTACAATACCCATATAATGAATTTATTGCAAATTTAATAAATAGTGGGATTACAACAATGACATTAAAAACAGAAAAGAATATTTTAGTTAATAGAAAAACTGTTAAAATAAAGTAACAATTATTAACATAATAAAGGATAAATATGAAACCAAGATCTAGAAGAGCTATATTTAATGCAAATGTAGCAAGAGTAGCATTAGAAATAGGTAGAAAAGAAAATGATGGTATGTATATTAAATATGCAAAATTTAAGAAATTATATAGATTATATAAAGCACAATTGATCAAGAAGTATACTCCAAGAGCTGCTTCTGAAGTTAGAAGAAAGTTGTCTAAAAGATAATACTATAAAAACGAAACAAGCAATATAATATTATATTGCTTGTTTCATTTGTTTATGCTGAAAATATCATCCATTAAGTCATTAGACTTTTCAACATCTTCTGATATTTTATCTATTATTGAATCATAATAATCATCAGTTTGATTATTAAGATTATTTACTAATTTTATATTCTGTAATGTATTCTTTTCAAATGCATTATCATTAATAATTGTATTATCGGGATTTAATATATTTAATACATCATTATCAAATTTATCAACTAAGTTATCAATTTTATCAACAACTTGATCATCAGTTATCATAGCATCAAGCATCTCAGCTTGATCAGCTTGTCCTTTTATATCAAATCTAGATGTATAATCTTCAATGTTACCATATGCCATAACATATAATATAAATGAAAATGATAAAGCTAAATCATCATGTGAACCCTTAGCTGCTTCAATACGCTGACCTTTTTTCTCAAGAGAGATTAATTCATATATCAGAGTTGGTGCATTTATTTTATCAGGATTTTCTTTTACAAATTTATATAATGAATCAAACATTAATCTACGTGAATGTGTATTAGTGCTTATACCTGCATATTTATATGAATCACTTTGAAATCGTCTATCTCTCACAACCCATATTTTACTAGGCCCTAATTGTTGATATAGCGATTGTACTGATGTAGCTCCTATTGTATTTTTTTCAAATATTATTAGTGAGTTTTGTATTTTCATACCTGCATCATAAGCATCTTGTGTAAAATCTATTGATGCCACTTTATCATCATAATATATACCTACAACTTCTTGCTGCAACCAATCAAATATGACCATAGCAGCATAATCATCTCCTGCATCAGCAGAGTCAGCTCCAATTAAATAGAATGTATCTTGATTTAATGATTTATATAATTTAATTTCACCATGTATTAATTTAATTTCACCAATAACCTGTTTGATATTTTCAGATTTTTGCATATTTTCAATCATAGTATCCTCTAAATATGCTGAATTAGATCCTAAAAATTTTAATTCATATTCTTGATTGATATCTCTTTCAGTCATATCAGATGTTGTATCAGCAAACCATTCATCATCATATTCAGGAACAGAACTCCAATGAAATTTAATAGCTTTGAAATTATTTATTTCTTTTAATGAATCAGTCCAAAAATCATAATACCATTTACCTGTACCAAATGTCCCATTAGGTGTTGTAATAATTACAGTACCGTATGGTAATTCATTATTTTTCAATCTTAAATGTCTTCTTGATGTAACAGGCTTTAAAGCTCTATATGCTTTATCTATATTCACTATAAATGCAGCTTCATCAATAAGCATAAAATCAACTTTCATAGATCTACCAATACCATCAGGATTCTTTGGATCAATTGCAAACCCTAACAATTTAGATCCATTATTAAAAACTTTTTCTTTAGTGTTATCAATAATACATGTTTCTTGTAGCCATGATGGTAAACAGTTATAAATATCATACACTTCTTTTATACCACCTTTAACTGTAGTATCACTTTGCATTAATATTCCAACCCTATAATTTCCGTGAAATATTAATAACCATATGATAAATGCATATGTAACTGTTGTTTTACCTGTTTGTCTTGATCCAAGGATAATCACATAATGATCTTCTATATATCCATTGATTATATCTTTTTGTTTGTCATATAAGTTTAATTTAACAAATCCCTCAGCACTAGGTACTCTACATATTGATGCAAATAATATAGGATTTTCAGCACATTTACTTATTACCTTAACTTTTTCACAATCTTCAATATATTCTAATGGATGTACTTCATCTTGTGATATTTCAGCAAAATTTAAAATATCTTCAATATCATGATATTTCATATGTTAATATCTCAAATATTGGAATTGTTATATCAACATTTGGATCAGTAGATATTATTTTTAACCCTTGACCAGGTTTAATTACAATTGGACCATCATACCGCATGTATTCACCTGATGATAACGAATAAGTTATTAAGATGTTATTATTAATTTTAATTGTAATTGTTGACGCATTTGCGCTATAATTAGATAAAATTATAGTATCAACAATTTTTTGAATATTAATGTCTGCTACTGCCACAGAAACTAATTCTGTTTCATCATTTGCAAGATATGTCCCACCTTGTACAATTACATTATCAAATGTTTTACTTAATGACATAATATTCTCCTATACTTTAGTTAGTACAAGTCCACCACTACCATCATCCACAATAGTGAAACCTCTTGATAATAATTCAGCTTGTTGGTTAGTAATTTCATTACTATTTAATTGCTTTGTTGGGATATGTATATTTTCTTGAACATCATTCAATGGCATATTATAATTTCTTTCTCTAATAGCATCTAAAAAGTCAGTATTACTACCTGTTAGTAGTGTGCTTATTGTTGAATAATCAGTACCTTCTGTCAAATACAATGTATTTGATGTATTCAACAATGATTTTATTTCATCTTTACTTAACGCACCAGCTGCAAGAACAGAAATTATTCTTTTATGACTGAATGTGAGTTCACCCACTTGACTGAGTTGTAATGGTACAGTTGAATCATATGACCATATCATATCTGCAGGTGAATCATATCTAGAATATTGTTTAATTTCAGTATCACCTAATACATTATACATTTTCCCTATTACATTTAATCTAAATTGGTATAATTTGTCATTTATTTTATTTTCTCTATGACAATGTTTTTTAATTTCACTATAATATTCTTGATATTTGGTATAATTAACAATGTCAGTAATATTATCAGGTGCATATTTAATACCTTGTATTAATATACCATCTAAATAATTTCCACCTGGATCAACATTAAATGTAGTATACCATCCATTAATTTCAGTTGTAACTGCATCAATATTATCTAGACTCCAATCAGCAGCAACTTGAATTTGTCCATATAATCTTATATTGTCTTGTGATTTTAATGTTATTGCTGCATCATTAATAGTTGAATTCACAAATACAGTGTATGGATCTAATAATGCAACATGAAAATTAATTGTCGGATTAGCAATTGCGATAGTTAATATTGTTGCTAAATTTGTATCATCAGTTATACCACTTATAGGTAGGAATACAGATGAATTTCTACTTGACATACCCCACATGTGATTTGAATCATTAGATCCATTTAGCATTCTGTTATTTGTGAAATCATATGCAGTATCCCATATAACTTTCATATTTCTAAATTCATAGTTTTTAATTAATTTAGAATATTCAAAAGGTATAGCCGTTGTTGAAACTCCATCATCAGCTAATCTGTATATATCAGCAGAATCTTTTTTCTTCATATGAATATTAGGTGTCATTGAATTCATATATAAATGGTGTACAAACTCGTCTAAATCAATATTAATTGCGATATTTCTATGAGTTTCAGTTTCATATATAGGATCACCATTACCATCAACACCAGTTTGAACTTGTAAATCTAATTTAGAAGCTCTATCAATTAAAACATATTTATTATAACCTCTTTTATATACATGAAAATTCATTTTATACATTGCATCATAAAATTCATTTCTTAAATCACATCTATCAAATGCATAATATAAAATAGTCATGAACATAGACATATTATTATCAAGTTCTTCGTCTGTTCCTGTTAATCCATTTTTAGTTGAATGATAAATTAAACTTTTATTTTCTCCATCTAAATCAACATATTTGATTTCCATGTATATATCCCCACCTGATTCAACAGTTATTGCTGGATCAAGATCTGCATATATTTTTAAACTATTAAGTTCAAGTAATTGTGTATTCATTTATTATCCTTATTTTCTTTTTTTATCTAAGTATATAAGATAATCTGGCTTATATATTCTTATTGATGTTGCTTCATATCCTTTAGGTATTGCTAATTTTTCTTTACCTGCAACACCATTAGGTTGAAAATTAACTTTTTCAGGGTTCTTAATTTCAATAATAGTTTGACCTCTATTATCAGTCTGTTTAATTTCACCTATATATTTTTCTCCGTCTATTTTTACTAATCCAATCATAACTTTGCCTTTTCATTTAATTTATTTATAGTATTTACAAGTTTTGTAAATTGTTTGTTTACAGATTCCACAGGTTGATTTTTCAATTTCGGTAGCTTTTCTTTTAGTGACTTAATGATATCACATAATTTCTTAAAACCATCTTCTATTTTACTCAATTTCATTTGTTCAAAATTAGATGGACTAATTGATTTAAAATATTCACTTAATCGTAAATAATTTGTAACATCATTCAATATTAATTCAGAACCTTTTAATCTAGTGTAATTATATGTGCTTTTATTTTTCACACTATGTATGAGTGAATCATAATCATCAGAATTTCCTTCTTTTACAACAATTATACTAGCTATTTTATTTATTATAGCAATTTTAGCCGAAATGTTTTGTAAGTCAATATCCATTATTTTGATCCTTCAATACAATATTTTTTGATAAGTTTAGCTGCACGTTTTATTACTTTGAAATTTTTATTCATTTTACTTCTTATAAATGCACCATGAATTAATCCACAATGGAATTTACAAGTGAATGGATCTTTCACAGGATATTTATATGGTAAATCTCCTATGAATGTATCAGCTCCACATTTCTTTTGAGCATTAATTCTATTTTGAGCTTTATTGTAATAATTTCGTATATTTTCAGGAATTTTAAAATGTTTAGATTTTGATTGTATTACATTATTTGATTCAGATAATTCACCAACTGCAAAATTACTAATTAATTTACTCAACTCAATAATATCATCATCTTGAATATTAAAATGCGAATCAACGGATTTATCACTTAAATCTCCTTTCAATGCATTATCTGTCGGATTCTTAAATGATTTAACGCCATCGACAACATCACCTATTGCAATTAATAATTTATTATTATTGCTTTGTGATATTTTTTTAATTTTGTTACAACCTTTAGATACACCGATATAGATATCACCATCTTTAATTTCATAAGAATCATATTCATCAAATTCATATGGTATTTTTAACATATTAAGTAATGACTTTATTTTATTATATATGTTCATATGTTGAGTTAATGAACCTACAGCTCGTGAGCCTTTTATTATAATAGCTTTCACAATCAATCCTTTTGCAAATTGTTAAAAATTAGTTACTTTTAACTTTAAACACATCATCTATTAAATCTTTTGCAAATGAACCACTTTGAGCTGTTGATTTGTCATCTAAAGCATTTATTATTTGTGATTTAGATAATAATATTTTTAAAATTGAGTCATCAATTGTATCAATAGCATTAATATAGTACACATTACAATCTTTAGTTTGACCAATTCTATATATTCTTCTAGCTGCTTGTTCCATTACTGCAGGATTCCACCATATATCAACAAATGCTAAATTATTTGCTGCAGTCAATGTCAATCCAGTAGCACCAGCTTGAATTGATATTATTATTATTGAATATCTATCATCATTTTGAAATTTTTCAACAATTCTAGATCTTTCAGCATTAGCTACATCACCTTTAATAACTAATGCATTATTAAACATTGATTTAATATAGTCAATTGTTGCTGTGAATCTTGCAAATACAACTAGTTTTTCTTTTTTACTAGTAATCCTTGTTGCTATTTTTTGCAATGCTTCCATCTTAGAAAATTTAGATGGTGTTATATTGTTAGGTATTATTTCACGTGGCAATTGAGCTGAATAAGATACAGCTTGGACAACTCGCATTAATCCAACTATAGCTGCACGATAATATGCACTATTATCATTTGATATTTCATTTAATTGCTCTGAATAATATTTTATTATATTATCATAAATCAATCGTTCTTCATTTGATAGCTTAACATTCACTTTAAATTTATTTAATTTAACAGGTAATTGTTTATTTGACATTTTTCTTGATAAGTATAATCCATCAATTAATGATTTAGTTAATTTAACACCATGTATTTGATCTTTAGCATGAGTATTCATTATTTCATCTAACATCTTTTTTGAATCAGGGATTATTATTGTTATTAATGAGAATAAATCATTTATACCATTTTCAATAGGAGTTCCTGTTAATATTAATTTAAATTTAGCATGTAATCTTCTTAATACACCTGCACTAATTGTTGCTGCATTTTTCACTTTTTGTGCTTCATCTAATACAATAATATCATATTCAGTTAATAATGTCTTAGTTCTTAACGCTTCGTATGACATTATCCTAACATATTTAGTTAACTTAGGATAAAATTTTTCAATTTCAGATTCCCATACGCCAATTACTGATGCAGGTGATACAATTAAAATCTTCTTAGCTTGTGATAATGCAAGAAATGCAATACCTTGTAATGTTTTACCTAATCCCATATCATCACCTAATATTGCACCAGGTAAATTATTTTTATATAGACCATATAACCACGAAATACCTACATCCTGATGTTCAAAAGGTGTAGCTTTAAATCCAATTTGTTTAAGCTGTTTCATCAATGCCGGATTTTGTGCTTTAGGTATGCTTTTAGCTTTGTCAAATGTTTTCATGACATGATTAATATCAACATCTAATAAATAATTCATAATTTTAACTCTTAAAGCTTCATATTCATCAATATCATATATGAATATACTATCATAAAATTTAAACATTAATTGATCGTTTTTATTTGCTATAGCCATTGCTTTTAGAATTGATTTATTATAGCCACTAACTTCTGATAAATAACGTTCAATATTAATAAAATTTAAAACTGAGCCTCTGCTATCTATGAATCGTATGTTTATAGATGATTTGTATAGATTAATTAATTTTTCATATTTGAGAATTTTACTAGCTGAATAATCTGAGAAGTTAAATCCTGATATTTTTTCAAATAACATTGATTTTTTAAAATCAGGTGTTGTAAATACTTTTTTAGCTAAATCTGGGATTATTAATCTTTTATTGCAATGTGTGTTAGCATATATCAATGTATCATTTCTTTGATATCTATAATGCACTGATTTAATTTTAAATTTAAATTTTTCTTTAGATTTATCTTTATTTTTAGCCATGAACGAACTCCACGCTGTCGGTGCTAACATGATAGCAGTTGAGATTTTCCCTGATATGTTAATTTGCTTATTATATTTAATTGAACTAACATCAATTTTCTTTTTAAATACACCATTAGTGTCATATATATTGCCATCATATAATTCAACAAATTCTTTGTAGTCAATACACCATCGTGGAATATTTATAGGACTATTACTATTAACTCTTGATGGTTTGAGTCTTAATTGAGTTAAAAATGGTTTCATTGTTCTATGTGCCATAGTATTACTGTCAATACAATCTGCAACAAGCATTGAAGGATGTTTACATATTGTCTTATTACTATTTGACCTTGCTTGTGTAAATTTATTTAATATACGTTCTTTACTAATTGCTAGATAATTTGGGCTAGACATATTATTTATTTCCTTTTATCTGTTGTTAATATTTTTTAGCAAAACTAAAAAAAAGACACATGAATTAACATGTATCTTTTTTCCATATATAAGTATAATTACCTGAATCATATATGATCCTATAACCATTATTCATTATATTATCAATTGCTGATAATGTTGGATCATACATTCTTAACTCAACAGGCAATTTATGCTTTTGAAATTTATGTCTAGAATATAGCTTATAAATATTAGATGCATGAAAATAGAAATGATTAGGTTCTGATATATTTTTTAGTGCAAATTTGAGCTGCTCATATAAATGACCTTGACTCCATCGCCTATTAGCATAACTGACTACGTTTTTAGGATTGTAATTTCTTTCAAAATATTTAAATAGCTTAGAAGCTCCACCTATGACAGTATAATTAATTTTATTGCAGAATCTAATCAATTCATATTCAATATCTTTAGTAAATATAGGGTATCCAAAACTCATACAAGCAACAATATCATCTTGATAATATAATCCTAATTTGACTTTAGCTGCTCTATACCCTTGCATATGATTATTATTTATAAATTCTTTATAATCGTAATTAGAAATTTCTTTTATTTCACATTTTCTAGCAAATATTCTTTCAGTCTCACCAATCTTACTGTTAATCATGCTTTTCCATATTTTTTGTTTAATAGGATTAAACCATTCATTTTCCCATATAATAAACAACTGATAACCTGTTGATTCAATTAATTCAGTTTTTGTTATAGTAGATTTACTATCAATTGATCTATAATTATTAGGAAAATTCATCCCATAACTATTCTGTAATAACTCATTATACTCAACAGCTAATTTATGCTTGTGTGAAACTATATCCATTTCACAAGGGAATATTAAACTTTTATCTCTTTGTTGATGCTCATCAGGTAGTTGACAAAACATGCCCTGTTGGGTTTCATTGGTTGCAGCACACTTATGACATATGTTGGATGTTATATTTTGATAATATTTTGGCTCATATATAACGTCAATAATTGTATTATGTATTTTACATTTAACAACATCATCTATATATTCAATATTATCAAATTTATTAATTATTACATCAATAGATTTGTTTCGTTTTATATTACTATTTTCAAGTTTTTTAGCTTGTCTATAACATGAGCATTGTATTGGTCTATTTTCATATTGATCATTAGGTCTGTATCTAACAATATCATCACATTTATTACATTTGATTTGAACTATTGTATCATTATCAATAAAATCTGATATTAGCTCATATTTATCACCTATGTATTTAATAAATTTATCTTTTGATTTATTTATCCTATTACAATTAGAACATTTAAAATTAGATTTAATATTGTAATAATGTTTAATATACTCTTTTTTACACTTATTGCATACGCATGAGAATTTTAACCCATCAGAATCTTTTTTAATAAATTCAAATGTGAATGAATTATATTTATCATTTAACTCATGCTGTATTATATCGTGATTTAGTTTATTTGCCATAATTTATCCTTTTCAATGTGTTAAGAATAGATAAAACAAAAAAAAGTCACATAATTTAATATGTGACTTTTAACTTACGTTGTATTATGATTTATTTTTTGCTATAGAATTCTCCCAAATATAAGTATAATTACCTGAATCAAATATTATCCTATAGCCATTATTCATCATATTCTGATACCAATTAATATTATCATCATACGATGTTATGTCATATCTATTCTCTTGATGATATTTTCTAATTAAGAATTTCCTAAACATTGTCTGTGTATATAATTTAATAGTATTTGGTTTAAAGAATAAAGCGAATGGTTCATAATTGCTTTTAACTTTATAAAATCCAACATTAGAATATACTTTACCTGTACCGAATCTTCTATTAACGTAACTAACAACAGATTGTGGATCGTAATCATTAATAAATCGCTTATATAATTTACTTGCTCCACCGATTACAATATTACTTAATTTTGAACTAAATCTTGTTAATTCATAATCATATTTTTCATGTTTATTAAAGCTCATTACAGAAACGATTTCATCTTTGTGTAATAACCCAATATTAATATTAGATGTTTTATTACCCATTAAATGATTTGAATTATGAAATTCATTAGCTTCAGAATGTGAAAGATATTTGATTATGCATTTTCTAGCAAATATCTTTCTATCAATAATATTCAATTTAGTAAATATCATTGATAATATTATTTCTTTTTTAGTTTTCCATTCATTTTCAAATATGTGAAATAATTGAATACCTTTAGCAAGACACTTATCAGTTTTTATTCTATGCTTATATTTAATTTCATTAAACCTATCTGTATTATTAAATCTAGCGTGTTTATCATAACCTACAGAATGATCCATTAATCCATTATATTCAATTGCTAAATTAAATTCAGGAATATACAAATCTAATTCAAATGGACTTATTATTTTCCTTGTGTCATAATGCACTTCACCTTTATATTTTTCTAATATTGCATTATATAATAAAGATTGAGTTTTCTTATAACATTTAGGGCAACCAGCACCACCTAAGTGATTATCAACAAGTTGTGTGAATTTTCCATGTTTTTTACATATTATTTCAATTATATCAGATAACGATTTAGCACCGTTATTAATATATTCATATAATGAATCATGAATAACATTAGATCTTTTAACAATTTCATCAAATCCAATACTATTTGATTCTTTAGTATATAAATATCTACAATCTTTACAACCACCTGATTTTGTTTTATGTCCTTCAGGAGTTGTTTCAAACTCACCATGTATTGAGCATATTATTTTTACTTTATTTTGTGAACCTTGATAATCAACTAATGAGTAGTCATATTTATTACCATGTATTATTTTTACATCATGCAACCATTTATCATATTCTTTTAACCTATTAGATTCAAGTCTACATTTTTCACATCCATTATGTCTAGGTATATCAGCAGGTATTAATTCAAACTCACCATGTTTTTTACATATCAATTTAATTTTAGTTGTATTGTTAACATAATCCAATTTATCATAACCATAATAATCTTCACCAAATTTATCATTCAATTTATTTATTACATTACACTTACCATTATATTCAGCTTTACATTTAGAACATAATATATCTTTCTTTATTAGATTATAATAATGATTTTTAATATCTAATTTGTGTTTATTACATATAATGTGTATTGGTTTATCTCCGTTGTATTCTACATTAGTATAATCATAAGCATCACCAAACTTATCTTTAAGATTACTTACTATTAATTCTGTAGTATATTTTACTTTTGCCACAATTTATCCTTTCAATGTGTTATGATAATTATTTATATTGAAAAGAAGTAAAACAGAAAAAAGTCACATAATTTAATATGTGACTTTTAATTGATATTCGATTAAACGAATTTAAGCATTCCTATACCATTTGGTCTGATAAGGTTTTTAGCATAACGGCTTTTAAGTGTTAAACTAGGAATTGAACCTAATGGGAATGGTTGGATATATAATGGTTGGTAGTAGTATAGTGTATATACTGCTTCTTTCTCATTGTTAGATTTCATTACAATTGGAGCTTTACCTTGTGGTACTAATGGTGACACAAGTATTTTCCATTTATTTTGAACATTACCAACTTCATAAGCACCACTTATTAATTCACCATCTCCACCTACAGCACCAGTTGAACTATAAGTATCTAATGATTGTAGAACAGTTGCATCTAATGGATTAATTAACATCACATTACCTTGACCAATTCTAGTATCATTGTAGATAGTATTAGAAATTTTATTTATTACAGGTACAACATTTGAATGCCAAGATTTTTGACCAAATGCATATCCTACTGGAGGATTAACTGCAAATGAATCTACTGCACCTGCATGTTGAGTTTCAGCAATATTAACTAAATCATTAATAACACCTGCATCAATTTCAGTTGCGATTTGTGCACCAAGTACAGCAATCATTTCTGATTTGATATCAATATCTAATAACGCTTTAGCATCTTGCTCAAGTTCAATTGTCCAATTAGTACTTAATTCAGTATCAATTGAATTAATTTCAATTTTCTCAGTGATCATTTCAATTGATCTATTATGTGTATTCATTTCAGAAGAAATAGAACCAGAAATTCTAAAACCTTTAGCATTACCTTGAGAAGCAGCTAATATAAGTTTACCAGTAGCGAAATCTAAATTACCTACTATATAATCTGAAGTACCATCAACAAGTGTTACAGGAGCTGCAATACCACCATCAATTCCAACAGAAACATCTATAACAGTTTCATCACCATTTACATCTGTTACAGCAATAATTTTCACATTTCTTTGAACTGTTGCACCATCAGTTGCATCTAGTCCAGCTAAAACTTTAACATTACCATCGTAATTTAGAGTTTGAACTGCAGCACTATCAATATTGATACCTACAGCTGGAGCAACATTAGGTAAAGTTCCAATAACTTGACCATCTCTATCTTTTAATACATATTTAATGAAGTATTTTACAATTGATGGAGCATCCATTGTACCCATTGTAACAGCTTCTTTAGCTATAAGTCTAGGGAAATATACTCTTAATGTAGGAAAAACCATTTTTTGGTATGGATTAATTCTACCAAAAGCAGTTGCTTCAAGTAACATTTGCTCTCTAATTGGAGCAGCAGTTTGTTTCATAAATGCACTTAAGTCAGGTGTCATTGATTCACACATTGAATTAATATAATCATCAAACACAGCTTCGTTTGTGATAACATTATCAAATTCCATCATTGGATCAACAGAGTGCATAGTTTTTACAACATCATACGCTTCAGTTAATACATTTTTAACATCCGATGGGTTGATTGACATATTGTTGTTTACAGAGTCAGTATTAATAAACATAATTTTTATCCTTTAATATTTTTGAAGAAAGTAATATTCTTCTATTTTATAAATGTTATGTGATATAGTAACATGAATCTTATTGTTACTATATCACTGCTTGGATATTACTGTGTTTTTAAGTTTATATTAAGATTATACACAAAAGTTAACACAAACTTATTTTTTATTATTTTTTACCTAGTAAAATTCTGTCTATTTTACCTTTCCAATCACTAGATGTTGATAATCTAATATCAATACATATACTGAATGTTCTAAGATCTAATTTAACACCTTTGTGCTTTTTAGTTAATTCAAGTAAATAATCAAATACTTCTTGCTTATCTTTCATTGGCATATCAGGATTAAAATATTTTAGCATTTTTTCAATAATTCTTAAAAATGATTTTTCATTAAATGATATTTCAGTATTAGGTAATCTTGATTTAAGTGCTGTGTTTAATTCGCCCCAATGTAAATTAGTAACAATTATAATTTTACCTGAAAATTTAAATTTATCAGGTAATGTGCTACCCATACTTTCCTTACTATCCATTTCTTTATGTTGTGGTAATGATAATATTCTCACAGGATATGAATCAGTAGCTGCTTTTAATAAGTTTGCAATATCATCATCTTGTAATGCTTTATCAAAATCATCAAGAACTAAAATTTTATCTTTATTATCATAAAAATATTGATATAAATCAATAATGTTAATTGTACTACCTTTTATAATAGTGTAATCTTTACCTGGTCTTAAACCATTGAAATGAAATTGTCTTCTAACATTGTACGTTTTACCTGTACCTGGAGGTCCGTATAATAAACAACCTTTACTATTTTTATTCTTGATAACATTTTCAACAATACTGATAAGTGATTTATATTGCTCAAATGCAGGGTGTTCACCATTTTGACCTTTAAATAAATATTTATTAAGATCTTCTTCTGCTCTAACATTTGCTTCTTTTTCAACTATGTTTGCTTTTAATACTTTAATATTTTTAACAATCATGAATATGACAGTTGTTAATAATCCTATAATAGTAGCTAAACCTGTAGCTAAACCTACAATTTTCATCCATTGTTCAGCTCTCTTTGATTTATCGATACCTGCCCTTCTATCTTTTTCATATTCTTCTTCAGTTACTTCACCTATTTGTTTACCATAATCATCATATTTGTAATATTTATTTACTTTGTTACCATTAGAATCATATCCACGATCTTTTTTATATTCATATTCAAGTAAAGATGATGAGTTATCGTTATTAATATCAGATTCAAGTTTCAGCTTACTTAATATACCAGCCATACTTTTAAATTTACCACCATTTTTACTAGCTTGGTCAATCAATACTAACATCTTAGGTATGCTGACTTTTCTTTTAGGATCGCCAATAATCCCTCTAACAAGTGATTTAGGTTCTAGCTTAGATATTGAAATACCTGATATAGAACTTATCTTTTTATCAGCTCCATGAAAATATAGATAGAATGATGCTTTATCCTTACTCACTATATATTTTGCTCGATAACCTTTATCTAGTTTTTCAACTTTAGCAAATACAAAATTGTATCCTGCAACTTTCTTATTTGTAACCATGTTGTTCCTTTTATTAATAGTTAGAAAAAATAAAGAATATTAATATTATAAGTTTGCAGTTAGAAAAAATAAAAAATAAGTTAACGGAAATGACCATTAACTTATTTTCTTTAATTATAACTATGGATTGCTTTTCTTATCTCGCATAATCCTTCAATAGCTAATTTTTGGAAAGCTAAAATAGCTTCATCAGATATCTCAATTTTACCATCAATCACTTGAATTA